CTCCTTGAAAATTGATAGATCATCATCATCGTCATCCATAGATAGACTTGACGCTGGCTCAGCTGCTGCTGATGGCATACTTGGTGCCGGTGCTGCTGACTGAGTGTTACCCATATTAGATAGATCCAAATCATCATTCTCTGCAGTTGTTGGTGTGGATGCTTGTTCATCAAGAGCAAGTACACGATAGAGTTTTGTTTTCAACTCTGCATATGATTTAAAGTTCTTTGGTTCGATCAACTCTTGTAGAGAGTGCTCAGAGTTATATACGCGTTCCAACTCATCATCATTTTCAGATAGTGGTGATGGACCGTCAAACTCTGATTTGTCATAGTTTGGGTAACCTTCAAACTTACGGATTTTCAAACGAAAGTTTGCGCCTTCCCATAGATCAAATGGGTTAACTGGTGTTTCATCTTCAAACTGTGGGTTCATTAGATCGTTTAGTTTGTCGAAGATTTTCTTACCGAATTGGTATAGAAATACTTTACCGTCATTATCGGGGTTTCCTGAGTCTTTTACAACTAAGATGTTTGCAACATACTTCAGACGTCGCTTTTGCTTACGTGCAACTTCTTTGTCTGAGTCTAAACCAGTATTCCACAGTTTAGAGTTGTACTCTGATACTGGATCATCTTGGTTAATTGTTGTGAGTGAGTTCTCAATGTACCATAGACCTGTTGGTCCTTGGAAACCGTGGTCCCAGATACGAACGAATGGCATCTCTTCACCGCCTGGAGCTGGTAAGAAACGAATGATTGCAAAACCGTTACCTGCTTTATCGCGGGTTGGCTTCCACATTTTACCTTCGTTGGGATCTGAATAGCTCTTTGTAGAAATTTTCTCGAGCTGTGCGTTCAACTTATTGAGTGATGATGAACGGTTCTTTTTTAATGCATCAAATGACATATTTTGTATCTCCTAATTTTGCTGTATATAGCGATTGTTATATTGCGATGTATGTGCAGGTGTTTGCCCTGCCATCTATTTATATCAGAAAAACTGTTCTCGAATAACATTCTTAAACTTTTTTTCATCAATTTCTAAGAAAGGTTTATACTTCCTTATAAGCTTTATTATATCACCTGCAATGATTTTGTCAACTACTTTTTCATCCCAATAGGGAAAAATATTTGACATAGTTGCAAGGATAGTAATAGTCTCAAGTTCAATCTTTTTCTGTAAGTATAATGTAATCAGCAATGGATGCTGCCCATCTACAGAAGTAAAATTGGCTTGATAATTCTCATCTAATTGTTTTAGATCTTGTTTGAAAACTCGTGTTAAAGAGTCCATCTTACGCTGCCAAGCTACATATCGATCTTCGCCTTCACCTTCTAGGATTTGGCGTATCCATGCATTTGGATTAACTATCAAATTAGATAGCAATAGCTTTTCTGGATTTTCTTTATCAGCAAGTTTTGCGAAAAAATAGGCGTCGTTACGTGTTCTAAACTTGTCGTACGACGCTCTTATCTTTCCATTATATTTGTGATAATCGTATTTTGCGTCTGAGAAATGTTTCTTCATAGCAAGGTATTTTACATACCAAGTATAAGAGTCCTCATTCGCATAACTTAGTGATGTCTTGATCATCTGATTGTACCAATCTCAAATTAACAGCTTCAGTCTTTACCTTTTGCTTTAGGATAGAAGACTTCTTTACAATATCTGCAACTGTTTCAATTTCTAAATTATTAACCCGTGCATACTCTACAAGAGCATCAATATATGTTGCGCCTTTAGCTAACATACTTGAGATCTCGTGATGTACTTTTTCGGGAGTTCTTGGTGCCAGGACTTGGGCCGGTGAGTTTAATTCAATCATCAGCCGTTTAACACCTTGATGCCAGCAATCCAATTAGTTGCTGCATCTTCTACGTAAAAAATACTTTTACCATGAAATGTTTCCATTTTTTGCAAGTTATTATTTACATAATATTGAATAGTATGTTCAGTACCTTCTGTGTGAATTTCTGCCTTTAAAGTCTGGCCAGATTTTTCACCGAGAAATTCGTTTACTTTTGGCATTAGGGTGCTCCTTAATGTGAGATGTTGCTTTAATACTACCGCATGTAGAGCAGTAGGTAATTGAGACAACAAATTTATGATTATCAAATGTAACAGTTGTTTTCTTACTTGTTATAATAATTATATCACAACAACCGTTAACTGTCAACGGTTTTGTTGGTAAAATAGGATTTATTTTACGTATTTTCATGTTGTATATGCCTTGATTTATTGTTCTACGAACAGTACATCGTTTACGTAACGATCTTTATCTTCCTCGGTTATTCCCATTGCAAGTATTGAACGATGCAAATGTGGGTTGAGTTTTTGATTTTGGCAGTACTTATTTAGATGAGGAACGATATCTCTTTGTGTTGGGAATGCGTTGCTCTCTAAATATTCTAGGTAGTGTTCCACTAGATGAGATGTTACTTGAATAAACTGTGTAAGCTCTTCATCAGTGTTAATATTACCAACAGCAATCATATCTTTTGAAAAGATTTCTTTTGCCCAAGGTGGTAATTCTCTAGGTTTATTCCATTCTAGATTTTGTACAGCTCTTTCCATATGTTCGTTATATGGGTGTGGAAATCCATGTAAAGGACTGTAATCCATGAATGAACCTGTAATTTTTTTAGGTCCTGCAACAATATCAAAACCTAATATAGGAAGTTCTACACTTGGATCTGGAAATACATTTACGTGCATAAGCCATAAACCTTTTCCATCTTCAGGTACAATTGTTTTTAAATGTGCTTTATAGACTTGATCTGAATGCCAGAACCTATCTTTCCAATCTGTAAAATGCAGATCTTCCATAGCAGGTTCTTCGTATTCAGTAAAGTGATCGTTAAACATTCCACATATGTGGTCGGCATAATCGTTTAGTCTATCCCAAAGTGGATGCATCTTTCTTCCTTACGTAATAGGTTTTATTATTGCCTTCCCAGATAAGGTCGTCACCCTCTTTCCAGCCCAGAACTGCTAGCATGTCTTCAGGGAACTCAATGAAGAGTTCTCCTGTTTCTGCATCTGCTTGGACTGTGAGGGTGTAATTCAATTTTTCTTTTCCCGTCTCTTCTTGGCGTATTCGTTCATCAATCGAGTTTCTCGCATTTGTTTAGTTTCTTTGCGGCGCTGTCGTGCAGCTTCACTTCTTTCCATCCGGTTTGCTTTACTCATGTCTTTATTTTCAATATCTTCAGGCGTTACTCGCATTGCAATCTCCTAATGTTAACTGATTTATAATATTATTATATACTAGAAACTACTCTTTGTCAACGATTTCTTTCGACAATTCGTCAAATAATTCTGAAGCAAAGTCAAAACATTTCTTAGCTTCATCAGCCATACTATCATCAAGTAGCTTTCTAAACTCTTCAATAAGAACTTTTGTGTCACCTTCAAACTCGTACATGAGTCCTGATCCAGGTGTTTTCTTTTTAATCATTTGCCCACCATGTAATTCACCAAAGTGGCGTACATACATATTAGCAAGTAGTGCTTGATTATTATCAGCCTCACCTAGTGCATATAGATGAGCAGCATATTTAGCAACAGATGCTGGATACTCGTTAGGTGGCTCAAATCCATGCGCTTGTTCTAGCTCTCGGATATCTTGAAATATTCTACGAGATCTATGAATTTTGTTTAGATTAGGTGGAATGATAGCCAATTCTTCTAGAACGTTATAGTTCATATATTGACAACATAAAAACTTGTGATATAGTGCGGGATCTATCTTACCTGATAGCAATTCTTTAGCGAATGCTCTGCGTTCTGCAGCTTGGTGATGTGCCCACGTTAATTCTTTTAATTTTAAAGACATAACAAAAACCTCCAATTTTATTTTTATTTATAACGAAAAAAGGGATGCAAAAACTGCACCCCTCTTATATTCAATAATATCCAATAATATCCAATAATATATGCAGTCTAACTTAGAATTTAAAGGATGCACCCATTTTTACATCGCCAAATTCTAGATCTTTGTTAGTAGCTACTTCCCCATAGACGTTCAGGTTGTCTGTGAGTACATATTTGCTAGTAAATTCCAATCCGGTAAATGTTCCATCGAGACCTTGATCGTCCAAATCTAAAATATTCATTGGAGCTTCTACAGTTAATCCAAAACCCATTACTTCTGCGCCTACGTATGGAGTGAAATCCAATGCCCAAGCTTCTACACCTGTTGTATAGTTCATGTCTGCTTCTGCCCCTAATGACAGTGTTTGACCAGCTACTGTGATGTCTTCTGCTTGTGCTGCTCCGGCTAGCAATACTGCTGCCGCAATTGTCGTTGCGAATTTCATTTTATTACCTTTCTATTGTTTAAATGAAGTACCACTTTTCTGTTGCTAGGTAAGTGGCCAACCCCCTTTGTTAGGCTGCTAGAGCAACGTAACCAGATGGTGCGAAATTTTCATTTGCATTTAGTTTAATTGATCTATGCGCGATCATCCGGTAAACTCCACTTAACTACGCCGTCCGTCGATCCTAGTTCTGCCCCATCAAAAACATACTTATGTAAATGTGCTTTTGGTGGAGCAGGTGGGTACTGCCCCCACGTCCGATCCGATTTTATCTTGTTTCAACGTTTACTAATTATATATAATCCAAAAGAGGATAAATGTCAATCTCTTTTGGATAGTAGTTATAAACTGTGATAAAAATATTACACTGGATTAATCACAGTATGAATAAGTAATACTAATGCTACTGAAGCACCAAGTCCTACCATCATCTTTCCGAAGTCTTTTGCTATAAGAGGAAATACTGATTTTGTTTTCTTTTTACCAAAGTATGTAGCCATTGCAAGTTCTCGACCTGCAAGTAAACCAACGAAAACCCATGTTGTACTCATAGGAATATCATTTAGTTCTTTAAAGAAGTATAGACACAACCAATAGAACAAATCAATCAATGTTGCTGATCGTACGTATCGAGTGTTATGCTTCTCAAGAACAAT